AAAGAGTTTAAAAATGTTAGAAAAAAACTTACAAAGAAAACTCCAGATGGAGACTTTACGTATCAAGACGCTATAAGAGTTTATTTATGGAATAAACATGCTTATAATATACCTGGTTTAAGTGATACAGACAAAGCATATTTAGCTAATTTAGTTTTATTAGATCCTGAGTTACAAGCTTATGCTGAACAAATAAATATAATATCTAAGCAAGATGTTTATGTAAATCCTACAGAAAGTTGGGAAGTTGGAGATATAAGAACTGATCTAGACGCTGCCACAGGTAGAGTTGGTAGAGAGCAGTTTTTTGTTAAGTTTTTTGAAAATGCTGATATAATATTTTCAAAAGAAAATCTAAACAAAATAGAAGCTATTTATGGCGCTGAAATGGTTGGTGCTATTAAAGATATATTATACAGAACTAAAACAGGTCGAAATAGACCTAGTGGACAAAATAAACTTGTTAATGAGTTTTTAAACTACTTAAATGGTTCTGTAGCAGCAACAATGTTTTTTAATATAAGATCTTCTGTATTACAGCAAATGTCTATTGTTAATTTTATAAACTTTGCTGATAATAATATTTATGCAGCGGCTAAAGCTTTTGCTAATCAACCGCAATACTGGAAAGATTTTACGTTTTTATTTAATTCTGATTTTATGAAACAAAGACGTGGTGGTATTATGACAGACGTTGATGGCGCAGAACTAGCAGCTTCAGTACGAGGTGCTGTAAACCCAGTTAGAGCAGCAATGAAAAAATTATTACAATTAGGTTTTTTACCTACGCAAATTGGTGATAATATAGCTATTGCTACTGGTGGTGCTACATTTTATAGAAACAGATTAAATACTTATTTAAAAGAAGGGTTTACACAAAAAGAAGCACAAGAAAAAGCTTTTGAAGATTTTCAAATACTAGCAGAGGCTACTCAGCAGTCAGCAAGACCTGATATGGTTTCACAACAACAAGCTTCAGCTCTTGGTAGATTAATACTTGCTTTTCAAAACGTAACATCTCAGTTTAATAGATTAGGTAAAAAAGCATTTTTAGATCTTAAAAATAGAAGAAAAACACCAGGTAATCCAACACAGCTACAAAGTGATTTATCTAATATATCTAGAATTACTTATTATTTTGTAATACAAAATTTAATATTTTATTCTTTACAATCAGCATTATTTGCAGCTATGTTTGATGACGATGAAGAAGATGAAAGATTTTTAAAGAAAAAAGAAAGAGCAATACAGGGTAGTATTGACTCTGTTTTAAGAGGCGTTGGTGTTTGGGGAGCTATTGCAGCTACATTAAAAAATATGGCTATTAAATATAGCGAGCAAAGAAAGAAAAAATACAATACGTAGAATATACTCAAGACGGTCAAAGGTATTTAGAGTGTAGAGAGTGTGGGACATTTGTTCCAGTTGGTTCGGATGTATCTGCAACAACATGTCATGAGTGTGTTCGTGAGATGTACGAAAAAGATTTTCCATATACACCACCTAAAAAATATCAAGGGTCTGGACGACCTCGAGGTTGGGCTTTCATGAAACAATTCGTTGATAAAGACGGAACTGTATTTCATAAAGGAAAAGAACAACCAGATCTAAAAGGAACACTTCCTCCAACTAAACCAAAACCAAAATCTAAAAAGCCAAAACTATCAAAAGCTCAAAAGGCTAATCTTAAACGTCAAGCAATGATTACATTTCACAAGCTAAAAAAATCTTTAGCTAAAGCAAAAACTAAAAAAGCTAAAAAAGAAATCCAACGAGAAATTCGTAAGGTAGAAAAAATAATCAAGTAAATTGTTGCATAATCCAAATAATTATTGTATATTTAGTATAAATATAAAAGTAAAGACTTATGGCTAAAAAAATAATGTATATTGATATGGATGGGGTGCTAGCTGATTTTGGAATGGCTGCAGCTTTACATCCACTAGCAAAGAATCATGAACACAAAGGACATCCAGATAACATTCCTGGAATCTTTAGTACACTACAACCAATGACAGGAGCCGTACACGCATATAATAAATTATGCCAAGATTTTGATGTTTATATTCTATCAACTGCACCTTGGGATAATCCATCTGCATGGACCGATAAAAGATTATGGGTAGAGCATTGGTTAGGAGCTAATGCTTGTAAGAGACTTATATTGTCACATCATAAGAATCTAAACAAAGGTGATTATCTTATAGACGATATGGGTGGATCAGATAGAGGTCAGACTACGTTTGAAGGTGAGTGGATCCACTTTGGTCAAGACAAGTTTCCAGATTGGAATGCTGTATTAGATTATTTGTATAATGATAGTCAAACAAAATTGTTTGAAGATAAATGGATATACGAGCGTAATCCAGACACCGGTGTAATTAGAAAAAGACTGATGGGTGATTACGGCAATGAGGTTGAGGTAAATAATGGATAAGATTGAGTACACTAGAGGTACATATTCAAAAGAAGCTCAGAAAGTTGTTTTAGAAGTTAGAGAAGATTTAGATATTCACGAATTCAAAACAATGTGTAAAAGATTAGCTGCGTCATTAGGATACAGCGCGGATAGTATTAAAGAAGCATTTGGATCTACTAGACCAAAATCTGGTACAGATAAAATGAAAGATATATTAAAGGGATAGAGCATGAGTATATATGATGATAAACCAACTCCGATTAGAAAAGAGGAATCGGTTAAAGAGACGTCAAATAAAGAAACGTTTAATGAGATAACTTATGCATTTGATATTAACGATAGTGTTATATATCTTGTAGGCGAGATAGATGGATATACATTGTTGGATATGATGACTCGTATTAGAACTATTCTAAATAACAGAACAGAAGAAACAGCTGACGAACCAATCAATATGATTATAAACTCTGAAGGTGGTTGTGTATACGAAATGTTAGCTATAGTTGATTATATGAAATCCTTACCAGTAAAAGTTAATACAATTTGTAGAGGTAAAGCATTTTCCGCAGCAGCTGTAATACTAGCCAATGGTACTGGTGATAGATATGCTAGTAAGCATTCCACAATAATGTTTCATCAATCATCTGCATGGTTGCAAGGTAAGCAAGCTGATGTGAGAGCAAGTATACATCATGTAGCTGAGATTGATAAAATGTCAAATTTGTTATTAAGTGAAAAGAGTACAATGAGTTCTGAAGAATGGGAACAAGTACAAAAGACAGATTATTGGCTTACAGCTGATAAAGCATTAGAAATAAAAGTTATTGACCAAATTTTATAATATGAAAAATTCTACACAAATATTTTTAATAATAGCACTAATATTCTTAGGATCAGTATATATGATATCTACAATGGTGCATTACGAGAAACAAATTGAATCACTGGAATATAAAATAGATCAAGATAGTTGTTTGATAGACAGTTTACAAATACATCTAGATTCACTAAATCGAAGATACGAAATATTTGATTCAGAACCAGCAAGAGATTTTATAGATATATTGAATGCTATATCTCAAGTTGAGAGTAGTGGTGATTCAAATGCATACAACTCAAAAGAAGATGCAGTTGGTTTATTACAGATCAGACAATGTATGGTAGATGATGTAAACAGAATACTTAGACGGCAAGGATCTCTACACAGATATACATATAGTGACAGATGGAACGTAAACAAATCATATGAGATGTTTGACATCTATTGCAACTACTATGGATTCACAACAGCTGAACATATGGCGCGTGGATGGAACGGTGGTCCAAGAGGAATAGATAAACCTAGTACAATAGGTTATTGGAATAAAGTACAAAACGAATTAAATGAAATAAATAGTTAATCATGACAGCAGAAGAAATAAAAAACAATTGGGATCGCTTGATGGAACTTATAGATACTGAGTTCTCAGGCGAAAGAAAAAAACAGTTAACTGATCTATATACTCACTTCGAGGAAAGAATAAGTGTTATGCCAGCAAGTAGCTTTGAGCATTTCCACAATTGCTTTCCAGGTGGATATGTGGATCATATTCTAAGGGTATGTGAATGTGCTAGCGAGTTGTATGAATTATGGAATCGTATGGGTGCTAACTCAACAGACTACACTCGAGAAGAGTTAATGTTTGCAGCATTGAATCACGATCTAGGAAAGATTGGTACTGAAGAAGGACCACAGTACATTCCAAATCCTTCAGAATGGCACAGAAAGAATCAAGGGAAGATCTATAACAACAATCCAGATATTCCATTCATGATGGTTCCAGACCGAACTGTGTTTCTATTGCAGGAGTGGGGAATCAAATTGTCATACAATGAATACATTGGAATCAAACTACACGATGGAGTATTCGATGATTCAAACAAACCATACTTCAAAGCAAGCATGAAAGATTCCAAGATGAAGACACATCTACCAATTCTATTACATCATGCAGATCATATGGCTTCCAGAATCGAATATGAAAAGTGGCTAGTGGATGGTGGACAAACCTCAAAACCCGCTACCGCATCTCGCGCTACCAAATCGCGCGCCGTGTCGTCCGCAAACACTTCCGCCAAAGATGCATTCAAAAGTTTATTTGGAGATGATGCATGATAATAACAATTGTAATTTTATCCTTATGTTTGATTGGTAGTTTATATGCTAATTGGAATCTACTACGTAAAGTGGAAAGACTACAAGACTTTTCAGATCAGCTATCAAAATGGGTAGATAATCTTAACCAAATATCAGCACGTATAATTACTCAATTAGATGTCATAGATGAGAAAGGTATTTTCAAATCTGATGACTATGTAGGAACTATGTGGAAAGAAATTGAGTCGCTCGTACGACAGCTTGATAATGTAATTATAAAAGAGACAGAGAATGCAGATGACTCAAACAGCTAGCCCAGTTGAACAATTCTACATCAACTATAGGGAAAAAATTAGAAAGGAAGAGGAGCATAAAGCATATCTAGCATCTCTTACTCCAGCAGAGCGTAGAGCTCTAAAAAAGAAAAGAGGTAGACCTCGTACTAAAAAATATTATTTTGACGAGAATGTTGAAAATGCAATCATTGCATATAATTTTGAAACCAATCAATCTCTACGTGATAAAGTCTATAAAGAATTTATATGGAAAGCGTTTGATAAGTTGGCTGAGAATATAATTCATACATTCAAGTTTTATTACCTAGATGGTACACATAGTGATGTAAAGCATGAAGTTGTAGCATTTCTAATTGAGAAGATGCCAAAGTATACTGAAGGAAAAGGTAAAGCGTTTTCATATTTTTCTATAGTAGCTAAAAATTATTTAATTATAAATAATAATAAACAGTATGCAAGGATGAAGCAAAAGGCTGGCGTTATAAAAATAGATACAACCCGTAATATTGTAAATGAAATCATTCGTGAAGATAGAATGGATGAGATAAAAGACTTCTTTGATGAGTTTATTGAATACTGGGAACAGATGTTGTGGAAAAGATTTTCCAAAACTAGAGATAGACAAATAGCAGATGCTTTATTAGAACTATTCAGAATCCGTGACAATATAGAAAACTTTAATAAGAAAGCTCTATATATTATGATTAGAGAAATGACTGGTGTTAAAACATTATACATTACTAAAGTCGTAAATACAATTAAACGCAGTTATCAAGAACTGTATCCCTTGTATAAACAATATGGATCCATATTTAGGATACCACCTGATAAGCTCAAATAATTTGCGAAGCTCCATATTTATTATCAAGCATTGGAGTTATCATTATGAATTTTGACGAACAAGAACTATTTAAGGGTAAGTCGTTTTCATCTTTACTAAAAGATATATATACGACTACAAAAAATAAAGAGAAGCAGATCAATATTTTAATAAGTGAACTGAAACCACTTGTTAAGAATATTGGTGATGCTACTATTATTGTTCCATTGATTAAAGAGTATTTAGAAGTAGGTGTAAAGAACGACGAACATTTAGTAAAGATGGCTGCAGTCGTACAAAGAGCTATGACGAGACAAGAAGCTGGAGTAGGTGACTTTAGTTTAACTGAAGATGAAAAGCAACAGCTGTTAGATACTATGAATGATATGGAAGAGGTTCAAAAAGAAAAAGCTGAAGCTGCCAAAAACAAAGTGAGTAAATAATGGGATACAATCAACAATTTGAAAGCAATGATTACAGTCCGGATGGTAATAACGCTATTGGAGGTAACCGAGCAGGATCCAGTCCAATATTTGAGATGGCAATCGTCACTCAAGTTATAACAACACCAACTAATGCTCATGACGCAGGTACCATTCGATTTAGATTTCTAAGTATGGATGGAGGATTTGCAGATACTGCAGATCATTTGTTACCTTATGCTCGCCCAATAAATACATTGTTTGTATCATTACCGGTATTGGATGAATATGTATATATCGTAAGAGGTCCTACAAATATCAGTAATAGACCTGACCTTGGTGGAATGAGAGTTGAACAATACTATTACATGACTCCAATTTCAATCAGAGGTGATATAAATCACAACGCAAGTAGTCAAAACTACAATATACAATTTCCAGATACATCAGTGATATCAGTAAATGCTAGCACATATAGTGAACAAGTTGATACTCCATCTGAAGAAGAGGAAGTAGATTTAAGAGTACCTATGGGGAACGATCTACATAAGACATCAACGTATGAAGCAGAAGATGAAAACTCATTAGTAATGGCACCAAATTTATTTGAAGGTGATGTTGTAATAAATGGTCGTTTTGGCCAAACTATAAGATTATCAACTAGCTTATCAGAAGGAGCAGGATCAAACTGGAGAGGAAATCCTGATTTAGAAGCTGATCCACCATTACATAAACCCATCACTATAATTCGAAATGGTATGCCACCAGAAAGTGCTGACAGGTATGTAGATAATCTTGAGACGGATCCATCTGCCATATATCTTACAAATGGACAGTATATTCCAGAACTAAAAAATCTAACACCGTTCAATACATCACGTGCTATGGATATTGGTGAATTATTTGAGCATGCAAATCTTGGTCAGGATGTTAACCAATGTATATTAAGATCTGATAGAATAATGTCTATTGCAAGACGTGAAATATACAATTGGAGTGAACGAGGAATATCTTTAGCTACACGAGGAACCATATCACTAGATGCAGGACCGAGAGCAATTATAGATGCAACTGAAATAAATCTTGGATCGGGTGCTGGTGATGGACCAGATGATAGAGATCTTTCCTATGCGGTTAGAGGAGAACAATTACAAAAAGTTTTATTGGATATTATCAATGCTTTCTCAACTACGACTGTAGTAGTTGGAGGGGTAACTGGAAATTTAGTACCATTACCAAGTTTAGATAAAATGTATTCTGAAATAGTAGATGGTCAGGAAACTGGATTATTCAGTAAAAAAGTTTTCTTGGAGTAAAATATGGCACTATCATATAAAGAAGGAGGAGCTCCACAGTTTA